ATCAAGCTAGAAGAACTAGACAAGATGATATGCAAAGTGCAGCCAACCCTATAGGTGGTCCTGACACAGTGCAATTAGGATCTACATAAGGGAGAATTTATAATGGCTAAAAGAACACAATATTTTGTATCAGATGAAGGATTTCTTACAAATGAAAATCCTGAAACTAAAAAAGCTACTAAAGAAAGAGCTAAAAAAGTTTCTTCAGGAAATTTAAAACAAAAAAAAGGTGCAAGTAAAACAGGACGAACTGTAAAAAATCCAAAAGTAGGAACAGCTACTACAAGAACAGCTAAAGGTCAACTTAAAACTGCATCTAAAAGTAGAGTGGATACTGCTAAACGACAAGCTGCAAAAAGTAAGCTTAAAAGGATTGGTAAAAGTATTGGTAAAAATATTGTTGGAAAACCTGCTCTAGTTGGAGGTGCTATTTTTGGTTATGAAGTTCTTAAAGATACTCCTACTGAAGAGTTTAAAACTATAAAAGAGCTTGAACGTGGTAAAATGTCTGCTGGTGAAAGAAAAGTAAAACCACTTTCTAAAGATAAAAATAAAATAATAAGACGTAAAAAAGGTAATCAAGTATTACGAGATTTAAAATATAGAGATCCTAAAAAACCTATAACACCTCAAGAAAAAAAAGATATTCAAAAACTTAAAGATAATTTAAAAAAAGATAAACAAAAACCTCTTACACCTAAACAAAAAAAATTAGATGTAGATAAAGATGGTCAATTAGAAGCTAGTGATTTTAAAAACTTACGTAAGAAAGTAGTCTCTGCTATGACAGGTGGTCAAATTGTAGCCATGATGTACGATGATTAGTAGATCAAGTATTAAACAACAGGTGACTAAACCACCTAAAAAGAAACGAAAGAAAAAGAGGAGAAAGAAATGATTGGACCTCATACACTAATTAAACGTCCACACAATCTAGATGAAATTGTAGGTAGACCTACTGGACAAGGCTATGGTGCTGCACGTAAAGGACCAAATGTAAAAGGACCACCTCAAAATGTGGTTGTAGATGAAGACTACACTCAAGGTAAATCTTTTAAAGTGGAAGATTAGTTATTATGAAGACAAAACTTTTAAATGTATTAAAAATACTTCCGGGTGCAGGAAATAATTTAAAAAAGCCAAAAATTATAAAAGTGTCTCCAGCAGTACATAACTTTTTAAAAAAAAGAACAAAACTTGCTCAAGATGTAGATCATGGTTCTGAGGAATTTGTAGAAGAAATAATAAAAACAGGAGGTAAATTAAACGAACCTTCTGTATCTGAACTTAGACGTTTAATTGGAAATATGGCTAAAGCACAAAATGATAAAAAGACTTTAGATTTTTTAAATAAACCAAATCCTGCTAAAAAACCTAAGAGTAAAAAAACTCCTTCTAGTTCTGAAATGGAATTTAATTTAGATAAAAAAAATGCTCTTAAACGAATTGAGAACCAGTTAAATAAATTAAGAAAAGCTTACCTAAAAGCTTCTCCGGGTATTAAAAAAAATATTATAAGAGAAGCAGACAAACTTAAAAAGAAACAAAACTCTATTCAAAAAGCTACATTTAAAAGAAGAGTACAAGCAGATACAGAAATTCCTTTATTTGATATTGGTGAAGATATAAAAAGAACTACATTATTTATGAAAAATGTAGGTAAACCTGTTTTATTATCTAAAGCAGAACCTAATATTGTTAAACAATTTAAGTCATTAGAAAAACAAATAAACCAATTAGAAAGACAACTTAGAAAAACTACAAATAAAACAAAACAAAAGGATATTAAAAGAAAAATACTACTAAAAACAGAAGCTAAACGTAAACTTAAAGTAGACCCTTCAATGAGTGTGACTGCCGAAAAAGCTAAAAATATAGAAAGAACATTATTACGATTAAGAAATAAATATGAAAATGCTACAAATAAAACAGAACAAGATGATATTAGAAAACAAATAAAAGATTTTATAGAACAACAAGCTACATATACTAAACAAGATAAAAGTTTTGCATCAAATATTTTAGCAAATCCTGAATATAATCTAACAGCTTCTAGACGATTTGGAGGAAAATCACCAAGAGGAGAAGCACCTACAAGAAAAGGACAAACTCTTAGTGAACCTACAGATAAAGTTAGCACTCAAAAAGTTATTTTAAAGAAAGTTGAAACAGCTAGAAATATTTTAAATAAAGAAGAAGATAATTTACAAAAACTTACAAAAAATATTATAAAAGCTACAAATATTTTAAATAAAGAAAAAGATAATTTACAAAAACTTAAAAATAATAATGCTTCTAAAACAAAAATAATAAAAGCTCAAAATAAAGTTAAAGGAGCAATGAAAAAACTTCAACAAGTTGAAAAAAAAGTTGATCCAAAGCAAATAAAAGAAGTTGAAAGTAACATTAAAAAAGCAAGAAAAAACTTTGAAAAAGTTAAAGCAGAAGAAATACCAAAATATAGAGAAAATCCTGATAAGTATGGTAGAAAAGAAAAAACAAATAAACTACAATATAAAGATACAGATACAATAATAACTTCAGATAATTTAAAAGATTCAAAATTAAGAACTACTGGTGATGTAGAAGATGAAGCTGCTGCTGTTAAAAAAGGGACTAAACAATTAAGAGGTGAAGGTAAACTTACTCCAACAGAACGAAAAAAATTACAAAAACAAATACAAGAATATATTGGAAAAGGAGGAAAAATAACTAAAGGTAAACCTTCTAAAGGAACAGCACCTGATGATACTCCCGGTCTTAGAGATTCTCTTACAGAAGCTCAAACACTTTTAGCAGTAGATGCACCTCCCGGTTTTTCTCCTACAAATGTAGAACAAAAAGCTAGAGATAAGTTAATTGAAGAAGGAGGTGTTTTACGACAACTTCAAAAAGAGAAGGCTTCTGAAACAGAAATAAGAAAAGCTCAAAATAAAGTTATAAGAGCAATGCAAAAACTTCAACAAGTTAGAGCAAATCAAATTAGAAAAAAAGGTGAAGATGTATATAATTTATCTCCTAGTCAAAGAAAAGAATTAAAAATTGGTAGTTCTGGAATAGCTAATCCTTCAAATAAAAAAGGAGCAGGTCCAGATGCAGATGAACCTGTAGAAGAAATGAAAAAAGGTGGAAGACTTCGTAAACGTAAACCTAAAAGAGTTGTACGTGGTGTAGGTGCTGCTAAAAGAGGTTATGGTAAAGCTAACTATTCACATAAAATGTATTAATGGCTTATAAAGTAGATAGTTCTAAAATAAATTACAGTGGACTTAAACCTCACAAAAGAGATTATAATTTTAAAATAGATTGTGATTGTGAAAAATGTACAAAAGAATGGAAAAAGTATTGGGCTGATGTGTGTGAATTTTTAGTAAAGAAATTTAAAGATACTTATGTAAAGGTATAGAATGGCTGCACGTAAACCAAAAAGAAAAGGGACAGGCATGAAAGGACTGACCATTAAAGGTGGTCATAAACGTCCTACTAAGTCTGGTGCAGGTATGACTGCTAAAGGTGTAGCTGCTTATAGACGTAAGAATCCCGGTTCTAAATTAAAGACAGCCGTAACAGAAAAAAAACCAACAGGGAAACGTGCAGCAAGACGTAAATCTTTCTGTGCAAGATCAGCAGGGCAAATGAAAAAGTTTCCAAAAGCAGCTAAGAATCCTAATAGCCGTTTGAGACAAGCAAGAAGAAGATGGAGATGCTAAACTAAAATGTCTTACTTAATATCGAATATCCCTCATTTTAAATGTTGGGTTCGTAAAGAGTTTACATATAATCACGAACAATATCAAGGAGAATATTTACATGCAATGGCAATAGCCGTAAATACAATACCAGATAGATCATTGAGTTTTCAAATTGTATTTACAGGTTGTGATGAAGAAGAAAATACATCTGGTGGAGCAATGTGGGCTAGGATGCCAATTAATGCTTTAATAGCTGATACACCATTAGAAGAATGGCCTAATCAAATGCCAACACATTTTGTACAACCTTGGGACTGTTCTGCTAGAAATCATAGTGTAATAGTTATGGATAGAATATCTTCTAGTCCTTGGCTTTGTAAAATAAATGGAGAGTTTTATAAAGGTCGATATATGTTTACAGTTGATTATACTGATAGTCATATATCTGATGATCCAGCACAACATAAGCAATCACACGTATTAGAACTTATAGATGCTGGTGAGTTTACAGGTAATATTGTAGCATTACCTAATAATAGAGTGAGAGTAACTAATCCTGCTTTGTGGGAAACTGGAGAAGGAGCACCAGATTTTGTACCTAGTCAGTATATTCATTCAGCAGAAATAGATGATAGTTATATGAATCCTAATATTACTTTTAATAACTTATATGCAAAGGAGGAGAAATCCAATGGCAAAAGGAAGAAGCAAAAAAGGAAGTAAGATGAAAAAACGTATGGGTGGTGGTCGTATGATGACTAAAACACGTAGTCGTATGGGAGGTGGTCGTATGATGACTAAAACACGTAGTCGTGGTGGTGCTCTCCGTAGACGTTCTGGTGGTCGTGCTAGATAAAATTTAAGGAGATAGAAGTGAAAACAGGGAATAGAGCAAAAGTTAAAAAGGTTATTAAAGGTTTAAAAAAAGCTTCTAAACTACATGCAGGACAAGCTAAAACATTAAAGAAAGTTTTAGGTAATGGTAAAAAGAAAAGATCCAAAAGTAGGAACAGGTAAAAAACCTAAAGGCTCTGGTCGTAGACTTTATACTGATGAAAATCCAAAAGATACAGTCAGTATAAAGTTTGCTACTCCAGCAGATGCAAGAGCTACTGTAGCTAAAGTTAAACGAGTTAAAAAACCTTATGCACGTAAAATACAAATACTTACAGTTATGGAACAACGTGCAAAAGTAATGGGTAAGAATGAAGTTGTAAAAATAGCTAAACGAGCAAAGAAGGTATTGAAAGATGGCAATCAAAAAACCAAAGCCAAAAAGAAAAAAAGGATCACCTAAACCAACTAACCCTAGCCTTTATGCAAGAGTAAAGTCAGAGGCCAAACGTAAGTTTAAAGTATACCCTTCAGCATATGCAAATGCATGGTTAGTTAGGACGTATAAAAAACGTGGTGGTGGCTATAAATGAGTTTAAAAGAATGGTTTGGAAAAGGCCCAAAAGGTGATTGGGTTGATATAGGTGCTCCAAAAAAGAAGGGCAAGTTCCAAGCCTGTGGTCGTAAGTCTACTAAAACAAGTAAAAGGAAGTATCCTAAATGTGTGCCAAGATCTACTGCAAGGAGCATGAGCAAAGGTCAGATCAAGAGTGCTGTTGCAAGGAAGAGAGCAAAAGCACAAGGGGTCAAAGGCAAGCCTACAATGGTCAGGACTTTCAAAAAAAGAAAGAAAGCCGTAAGAAAAAGGACTAAAAAGTAATGGCAGTATCAGGGACATACAACTTTAATCTAGATATAGATGAAGTTATTCAAGAAGCTACAGAAATGATTGGTGGTGAAAATACTCTTGGACATGAGCCAGCATCTGCACGTAGATCTTTAAATCTTATGTTAAAGGATTGGCAAAATCGTGGTGTTATGTTATGGACAACTTCAGTATCTTCCATAACTGTTACTGCAAGCACAGCTTCATACTCTTTATCAGAATCAACAATAGATGCATTAGAAGTTGTTATTAATAGAGATGATACAGATTTACAATTAGAAAGAATTAGTTCAGAAGAATATTTACTTATACCAAATAAAACACAAACAGGTAGACCTAATCAATATTCTATTCGTAGAGAAAGAGACAATCCTGTTTTACGTGTATGGCCTTTACCAGATAATTCCACTGATGTTTTAAAATTAGAAATAATAAGTGAAATACAAGATATAAATAAATCAGCAGAACAAAATGCTGATATACCTAAAACATTTTTACCTTGTTTAACTATGGGTTTATCATATCATTTAGCTATGAAAAGACCGGGAGTTCCTGAAAGTAGAATTAATTTTTTAAAAGTTAATTATGAAGAAAATTTAGCTAGGGCAATGCTTTATGATAGAGAATTAGCTTCTATGAAAGTTGTTCCTAAATTAAGGTATTTATAATGGCAAGCACTAAAAATGCTTTAGCTATGTGTGACATTTGTGGATTTGTATATCCACATCGAGTAATGAGAATGAATAGCTATGGCATGTTAGTATGCCCCCAAGATTATGAAGGACAATACGATTTAAAAAATCATCCACAAAATAGTATTCCAGATGTTAGAGATAATCCATCTATAAAAGATCCAAGACCAGATGATCAAGGAAGAAATTTAACATGGGATCAAGCAGCAAGTACTTATGATTCAACAGAAAAGTTTTGGCAACAGATATGACAGATTTAACAGGAAAACTTATTTCAAATACTTACAAACAACTTATTCTTGTAAGTTCGGCTGTTAGTAATACAGGTGTAGAAACATCACTTAAACCTGTACAAACAGGAGATGGTACTAATACAGCACTTAAAGTTGCAACAAATGCTGTACAAGTTACTGGAGCTTTAGCAGTAACTGGTTCTGTTTCTCTTGATAATAATCTTCATGTAGATGATAGAGTATGTGCTTCTGCATTTTATGGTGATGGATCAAATATTACAGGTATAACTGCTGCTGTAGCAGGTAATATATCAGTTAGTAATGCTGTAATAGGAGGAACATTACAAGTATCTAGTACTGCAACTATAGTAGGAGCTACACATTTAAAATCAACTGTTACTGTAGGTGGTGCAGCAAACTTTGGTTCTACTGTAACTGTAGAAGGTAAAGCTGTATTTAAAGATGATGTATCTGTATCAGGAGCAGCTAACTTTGGTAGTACAGTAACTGTAGAGGGTAGAGCTATATTTAATGAGAATGTATCTGTTAGTGGTACATTTAATGTAGCAGGTGCAAGTACATTTACATCTAAAGCTACATTTGATAATGATGTTTCTGTAAGTGGTAGATTAGATGTAGCTACCTCTGCTTCAGTTGGTGGTACATTTAGAAGTACAGGTAATGCAGGATTTAGTGGAGATGTCTCTGTAAGTGGTGATCTTAATGTAGGTGGCACAGTTACAATAGCAGGTACAAATATTCAAGCTACTAATGCTAGAGTTTGTGCATCAGCATATCATGGAGATGGTTCTAATCTTACAGGTATAGCTGCTTCTATTATTACAGATGGTAGAATTGGTGGTAGTTTAGCAGTATCTGCTGCATTATCAGTAGGTTCTACTTTTGATGTAGGAGGAAATACTTCTATAGGTGGAACATTTTTAGCAACTGGTGCTGCTACTTTTGATGATGACGTATCTGTTAGTGGCAATGTTAATATAGGTGGTACTACTACTATAGCAGGGGCAGTCTCATTAGCATCTACTCTTAGTGTAGCAGGTGCTACTAACTTTGCAAGTACTGTTACAATAGCTGGTGCTACAAGTTTAGGAAGCACTTTAGATGTAGGTGGTAACACTTCTGTAGGTGGGACATTTATAGCTGTTGGAGCAGCTACTTTTGATAATAATGTATCTGTTAGTGGTAATGTTAATATAGGAGGCACTACTACTATAGCTGGAGCTACAAGTCTTGGATCAACTTTGGATATTACTGGTAATACTTCTGTAGGTGGTACATTAATTACTACAGGTAAAGCTGAATTTGAAGATGATGTTTCAGTAAGTGGTAATGTTAATATTGGAGGAACAGTAACAGTAGCTGGAGCAGTAAGTCTTGCATCTACTCTTAGTGTAGGTGGAGCAACTAACTTTGCAAGCACTGTTACAGTAGTAGGAGCAGCTACTTTTAAAGATGCTGTATCAGTATCAGGCAATGTTAATATAGGAGGTACTACTACTATTGCTGGTGCAGTAAGTTTAGCATCCACATTAAGTGTAGGAGGTGCTACTAATTTTGGTGATACAGTAACAGTTGCAGGTGCAGTTAGTCTTGCTTCTACATTAAGTGTAGGAGGTGCAACACATTTAGGATCTACTGTAACTGTAGCAGGGAAAGCTATATTTGAAGACAGTGTATCAGTTTCTGGACATGTAGATGTAGTAGGTCATGTTTCTATAGGTGGTGAATTATTTACCACAGGTAATACTACATTTGATGGTAATGTTTCAGTAAGTGGTAATGTTAATATAGGTGGAACAACAACAATAGGTGGTGCAGTTTCACTTGCTTCTACATTAAGTGTAGGAGGAGCTTCTAACTTTGGATCTACAGTAACAATAGCTGGAGCTACAAGTCTTGGTTCTACTCTAGACATTACAGGAAATACGTCTGTAGGTGGCACATTCTTAGCTACAGGCAAAGCAGAGTTTGAAGATGACGTATCTGTAAGTGGAGCATTAATTGTAGGTGGTGCCTCTCAACTTAACAGTACTGTTACAGTTGCTGGTGCAGCTATATTTAAAGATGCTGTTTCTGTAAGTGGTGCAGTTAATATAGCTGGTAATACATCTATAGGTGGCACGTTCTTAGCTACAGGTAAATCTGAATTTGAAGATGACGTATCTGTATCAGGTGCATTGATTGTAGGTGGAACAGTTACAGTAGCAGGAGCTACTCATTTACAAAGTGATGTATCTGTAGGAGGTCAAGTTGGTATTGGTGTAGATCCTAGCAATGACCTTCATATAAAGTCATCAAATCCTGTTATCAGACTTGAAGATAGTGATGGTGGTTCAACTATCTATGCTCAAATTTTTAGTGATGCTTCTGGTAAAGTTACAGTTCGGGCAGATCCTAACAATGCAGCAGGTTCAAGTAAAATAAATTTTGAAATTGATGGTTCAGAAGTTCAAAGTATTGATGCAAGTGGTCATGTTTTAAAACCACTTAACTCAGCTTTCTCAGCAGTATTAGCTGCTGATCTTGATAATAAAACAGGTGATGGAACTACGTTCAGTATCGAGCCTAGTTTGGGAGCTTCTTTTACAGAAATTTATGATAAGAACAGTGACTTTGCTAATGGTATATTTACTGCACCTGTAACTGGTAGGTATCTTTTACACTGTGCAATATTTATGGATGGTTTTACTGCCAATCATACTTCTGGTATATTAAGATTTACAACATCTAATAGGAATTATGATTTCTTTTATAATCCTAGAAACTATGCAAATGTTGGAACAAATCTCCATGCTCATGCTACAGTAATTGCAGACATGGATTCGACAGATACAGCTAGAATTGCAGTGTTTGTAGGTAGCACAGATAAAACGGTAGATATTAAAACAGCTTCAATTACTAGATTTGCTGGTGAGCTTTTAGGATAAAGGAAAATATTATGGCTATTACACTAAACATCACAGTATCTGATGAAAATGAAAAGATTTTAAAAAATGATTTACTTAGTCCAGAAGATTGGATTAAAGATGCAGTAGAGCAAAAAATTGAAAACTGTTACTCACGTTTTCAAAGTGAGTGGACAGTTAAATTAATGAATGATGCAAGTTTTTCTGATCCAATACCATCTAATAAATCAGATTTTATTACGTTAGTAACAGGACGTTCAGATTATAAAAATAGGTCAGAAAGAGATTCATAATAGTAAAAGGAAAATAAGATGGCTAGTACGTATACTACAAATTTAAGATTGACTAAACAAGGTGATGGAGAAAATCCTAATAGTTGGGGTCAAATTCTTAATGATGGTGTAATTAGTTTAGCAGATCAAGCTATAGCTGGTTATGACTCTGTTAGTATAGGATCTGCTGCTAGTGTTGCACTGACAGCTAATAGTGGTGCTGATGATCAATCTAGAAATGCTTTTCTTGAACTTACAGGATCAATAGGAACAGCAGCAACATCTATATTTGTTTTAATTCCTAATAATTCAAAAAGTTATGTAGTTCATAACTCAGTTTCATATAATAATTCTTCTGATGTAGTTATGGTAAGAGTAGCTGGTAATACAGGTGTTACTATACCGTCAGGAGAAAGTAAATATATTTTTACAGATGGTGCTACAGTTAGAGGTATACAACAAGATACATTTGGAAATATAACTGTTACAGGTTCTGCTACATTTAATTCTACAGTTAAACTTGATTCTACTGTAACTGTATCAGGTAATTCTACTTTTAAAGGACAAGTATCTACTAATAGTGATATGGCAGTTGGAGGTGCTATAGCTGTTAGTGGTAATTCTACATTTAGTGGAACTCAAACAGTTGTAGGTGCAGCACAATTTCAAAGCACTGTTACAGTATCAGGTAATGCAACATTTTCATCTAATGTAACTGTTAAAGGAAATGTACATGTAAGTTCTAAAGTATGTGCTAGTGCTTTCTTTGGAGATGGTTCTAATATTACAGGTATTACTGCTGTTCCTACTGGAGGTGTTTTACCTTTTGCTGGAGGTAGTGCTCCTAGTGGCTTTTTATTATGTGATGGTAGTGCAGTAAGTCGTTCAACATATAGTGATTTGTTTACTGCAATATCTACTACTTATGGTGTAGGTGATGGATCATCTACTTTTAATATACCTGATTTACGTGGTCGTGTTGTTGCTGGTCAAGATGATATGGGTGGAACAAGTGCTAATAGATTAACTGGACAAACAGGTGGTGTTGATGGTGATAATCTTGGTGAAGCAGGAGGTGCTGAAACACATACATTAACAGAAGCTCAACTTGCAGCACATACTCATGGACCGGGTACTTTTGTAATTAATACTGGTGGAGATGCAGCACAAGCCTCTGATAATGGTGCTGTATTTAGACAAACTATACAAAGAACTACACCTGTAAGTGGTGCTTCTGGATCTACTGGTAGTGATTCAGCACATAATAACGTACAACCTACACTTATTTTAAATTATATTATTAAAACATGACAACTAGACTTGCAAAATTTGGTTTTAAACAGGGTCTTCATCGTGAGTCTACTCAATATGAAGAAGCTGGTAAATGGTATGATGGTGATCGTGTACGATTTCGTGCAGGTAGACCTGAAAATTTAAGAGGATATGAACTTAAAGTTACAGATACTTTTGAAGGTAGTGGTAGAGATTTACTAGCTTATAAAAGTTTAAATAATAAAAAACGTGCAGTATTTGGTACACCTAATAAATTATATCAACATGACGGAGATAGAATTGTAGATATAACTCCTATTACAACTGCTGTTACTTTAGCAAATTGTTTTGGAACAAGTTCAGGATCTACTAGAGTTTGTTGTTCAGATGCAGCACATGGTAGAACAGTAGGAGATTATGTATTCTTTACTACTACAGGAGGAGCATTTAATAACGTAAGTTTGCAAGGTAATGTATATCAAATAGTATCTATTGATAGTGCTAATGTATTTACAATATCTGTAACTGATGCAGCTAATGCTACAGGAAGTGATGTAGGTAGTGCTACATTTAATTATTTAATACCTACAGGTAACTCTATTGCTGTTGCAGGTACAGGTTATGGTGCAGCTTCTTATCAAGCTACAGTATGTGCTTCACAAACGAGAGCTTGGAATCAAGCAGCTTCTGCTGATGCTACTGATATAGTTTTTGATATTACTAATTGGAGTTTAGATAATTTTGAAACAGATGTTATAGCTAATAGAAATGGAAGTAATATTTTTTATTTTGAAAGTGATGCAAGTACAACACCTTTAAGAGCTACATCTGTTACTAATTCACCTGTTAGTGTTAATTCAATAGTAGTATCAAATGAATTACATATTTTAGCATTAGGTACTAATATGACTTCTGTATCAGGGCCATTTAATCCTATGGGAATAAGATTTTCTGATGCAACTAATGTTAGTGTTTGGAGTCCTTCAGCAACAAATGAAGCAGGTGATATTACTTTAGTTGATGGAACAAAAATAGTATCAGGTATTAGATCTAGAAATGCTGTAAATATTTGGACAGATAATTCAATGTGGACTGTTCAATATGTAGGACAACCAGATATATTTAGAGAAACACAAGTAGGTACTAACTGTGGATTAATAGCACAACATGCAGCAGTGGATTATAATGGTGTAAGTTATTGGATGGGATATGATAATTTTTATAGATATGGAGGTAATGTAGAAATACTAGATTGTACTGTTAGACGTTTTATATTTGATAGATTAAATTTAAAATATAAAGATAAAGTATTTGCAGGTATTAATTCAGAGTTTCAAGAAATAATATGGTTGTATACTTCTAATAGTTCTAGTGCTACTGATTGTGATAGCTATGTAATCTTTTCTCCTGAAAATAATTATTGGACATATGGTGATATGTTCTTTACTACATTTGCTGATAAAACTGTATTTGGTAATACTATTACTACAGGTGCTACAGTGGGAGGTAATAATTTATATAATAATGAACCAGCAGGAGTATTTACAGGAGCTAATAATGAAACTTTAGTATCTTTTATTGAGTCTGCTAATTTTGATATTGATGATGGTAATGCTGTATTATTTATGGATAAACTAATACCAGATTTTGATATTAGCACAGGAAAGATACAACTTAAATTTATTACTAAACAATATCCTGAAAGTAATGATTCAACAGCTATTACAAAAACTTTTGATGTAACAGAAACAACAGATAAAATTAATTTTAGAGCAAGAGGAAGGCAAGCTAAAATAAGGGTATCTTGTAGTTCACAAAATACTAGTTGGAGGTGGGGAGCTATAAGATTAGGTATACAAGGGGATGGACAAAGATAATGGCAAGATACCCTTTTTTTAATTATTACATAAATGATTTATCTGATGATAATGTTCTTAAACTTTACAATGAAATGAAAAACTGGGGTTCAATATTAGTTAGAGAATTAGATAAAAGAGATTTAGATGTAGATACAAAACCAGCTAATACTGTATTAACAGCAACCACTGTTACTCAATTAAGTAAACCTAAAAAAGGAGACATAGCATATTCAGTAAGCTCTGGTAAGTTTAAAGGATATGTAAGTCTTGGAGCAGAAACATCATGGCAGAATCTGAATTAAATAAATATTATAAACTTATAAATACTAGTACTTATATTAGTAATCTTAATCAAGGTTTAGCAATAGATCCTAATAGAAGAATACTTAGTGAAAAAATTAATTTAGTTAAGCAACTTAAAAAAGATCAAGATAATTTATATTCAAGGTAATGTATAATGGCAATAGAAGAATTAGGAATAGCAAGATTAAATCAATTAAAAAATGCTGTTAAGACAGAACAGACTCTTGATGATTTAGCTATGATGAAAGCAATGAGTCAAGGTAAATCTGCTATGCCTTCTCCAATGGGAGCACCTCCAATGCAACCTCCTATGTCTGCACCTCCAATGCAACCTTCTGTTGAACAAACTACAGGAAGTATAAATCAATTATTAAAAACTCCTATTCCTACTGAACAAGGAGATACATTAGCTGATAAAGCAGTAGAAAGTTTAATTAAACGTGCTAATTTAGATATTAAACAATTAATGCCTGAAGAAAATATGCCTGTACAACCACAAGGTTTACCTATGTCAGCAGCACCTGATTTAATGTTTGCAATGCAAAATCCAGTGCAAGCAGCTAATGGAGGAGGTCTTATGAATATAGCAGCAGGTGGAGAGTTTTCTGGAAGAGTACCCGGAGATGGTCATGGAATGGAAGATAATGTTTATATGCCTATAAAAGAAGGTAATAAAAAAGTAGCTACATTAGCTGTAAGTCCTACAGAATATGTAGTAGATAGTTTTACAATGGCAGCACTTGGTAATGGTAATCCTGATGAAGGTGCTGATGTGATGGATCAAGTGGTAAAAGATATACGTAAAGAATCTTATGGATCTACACAACAACCTAATCAAATTAATGGATTACAAAGTCTAAGAGAAAAAATGGAGATAGTTTAATGTTATCAAGTTTATTTGGTGGTGGTCCTAAAACCAATGTAATTCAAACTAGAATACCTGAAGAGTTAGCTCCTTATGTAAAAGAAGTTATGAGAGAGCAACAACAACTTTATAGGACTAGACTTGGTGAAACACCTGAAGAATATCAATATCAAGGACAAAGTATAGCTGATCTTTCTCGTGCTCAACAAGAAGCAAGAACAGGTATAAGAGGATTAGTATCAGGTGGTTTTCCTATAACTTATAGCTCCCCACCTCCAACTAGTGAACCGGGTTTACCCGAAGTTGTACTGCCTTTTGAAGGTGTACCCGGAGTTCCAACATCAGATTATAGATCTAGAAGTCAAGATGCTTATGGTAGAGCTTATAATCAATTAGCAAATTTAGGTGAAAGATTTACTGATACAGATGTAGGTTTTGAAGGTACTCCTACAGAGTTTAGTGCTACCAAGTTTGAAGAAAAACCTTTAGAAGAATATATGAATCCTTTTCAAAGGGCTGTAACAGATGTAGCAAAACGTAAAGCATCTGAAGATTTCTTTCAAAACATATTACCACAACTTAGATCACAACAACGTGGTAGAGGTCGTGGTTCTGCTTTAGGATCTAGAGGTGCTTTAGTAGAAGCACAACTAAGAGATGATTTTGGTACACGGTTAGGAGATATAGAAGCAGTTGGTTTAGAAAAAGCTTATCAAGATGCTGTTAAAAGACGAGCAGAAGACTTTGATAGATTTAGAGATCAACGAGGTTTTGAAGAAAGAGGTAGAGGATTTTTAGAGGGAGAACGTGATTTTAGAGCACAACAGTTTAGAGATCAAAAAACAAGAGAAGAAGCAGCAGCAAAAGGTATAGCTAGTTTAGTACCTCAAGAATTTGGTCAACGTCTAAAAGAGTATGGTGCTCTTGAACGTATAGGTGCAGAAGATCAAGCACTTGAGCAATCAGCATTAGATCGTGCATATGCAGATTATCTAGAACGAAGAGAACGTCCTGAAACTTTATTAGCTAGATATACTCAAGGCATATATGGTAATCCATTATTAGCTACACCTTCTAGAACAGAAACAAGA